ACCGAAGCTGCGGCTGCAGATGATTTGTTGTTTTGTCGGCGCAAACTCCTCCAGCTCGAGACAAGGCTGACCACGTAGCTCACGCACCGTTCGCTCAATGACAACGCTGAAATGCTTGCGGATCATCGCTGTGCTTGCATCGGCCAACTGTAGTGCCGTTTCAATCCCCATCATGTTGAGCTTTTTCGATATCCGGCGTCCGATCCCCCAGACCTCATCAACAGACACAAGACCCATCAATTTGCGCTGGCGCCCTTCATTAGATAGATCCACTACTCCGCCGGTCTTGTCCCACTTCTTCGCCGCGAAATTTGCCAGCTTGGCTAACGTCTTGGTTTGGGCAATGCCAACACCCACAGTTAGCCCTGTATTGCGCAGCACTCTTGCTCTCACCTGGCGGCCAAAAGTACCCAGATCGATACAGTTACGAACGCCAGTTAGATCGAGGAAACTTTCGTCAATTGAATATACTTCTACGCGTGGCGCCATCTCCTCTAAAACAGCCATCACACGCTGAGACATGTCTGCGTATAACTCATAGTTGCTGCTGAACGCGATGCCCCCTGCGCGCTCAAATTCCCGCTTAATTTTGAAATAGGGTTCTCCCATCTTTAACCCTAACGCCTTCGCTTCTTTGCTCCTGGCTACGACACATCCGTCGTTATTCGACAAAACGACGACAGGACGCCCTCGCAGATCTGGGCGCCATAGCGTTTCGCAGCTCGCGTAAAAGCTGTTCACATCAGCAAGCGCGTACATTATTTGAGCCTCGTTATCGAAGATACAACAACGCCCATCACCTCCAGATCGTCGCCGCCATCATGGAGTAGGATCGGCTCATACTTCGGGTTCATAGGTTCCAATTGCGCGCGAGGATGCAAACAGAGACGCTTCACGGTGAACTCGCCGGCTATGCTGGCAATCACAATATCGCCATGGGCTGGGCTGATACTGCGATCGACAACGAGCATAGACCCCTCCGTGATGCCAGCCTCCAACATCGAGTCGCCGGTCGCATAGAGAAAATAGGTCGCATTGGGATGGCTGATACAGTACTCGTTCAGATCGATACGCGAGCTAACGTAATCCGCCGCAGGACTGGGAAACCCCGCCGGCACCTTGTCGGCGAACAGCGGGATTTTGAGCTTGGTTGGGTTTGGTGTTGGATAAAAGAAAGTCATAATGTTGCCTTGTTACTGTGTTTTTATACAGTATATGCGCAAGGTTTTGACGGGGGAAAGTTCGGAATTTTGTTAGAACGATAGGATATTGATCGGTAAAGAAAGATAGTTTTGATGAATGGCCGGGCTCCATCCCGGCACTCTTTTAGATGACCTCTCCATGCTGTGCCATGAAGATTTTGTCATACAGGTACATCATGTTCAGATCAGACAGCAAAAGAGCTTTGTCGAAAACGGAGCATGAGGCAATTTCGATGTTAGATGAAGCAGTAACAGGCGTCGATGGATCTCGCCAAGCTCCAATTCTGTAACGTGATGGCGCGCTTCCCTCAAGGATCACTCGATTAGCAAGATTTACACCTGGCGTGTTATTACCCATTACAAGGGCACCAGATTGCGAGGGAACATACAGAGCACAGAAGTTGCCACTACCATCGACAACTAGTGCCGTCCACTGCCACGATAGCGCCTTAGCTGCCGGTGTGGTCGCGGGTTTTGCCAATGAAAAAAATGGGTCTGTTTTCTGTCCGGCACCTACAACCCCACTCATTGAATTAATATCAGACGTTTTACTTGCACTCTGAATGATACCAATACCTACACCAGTTACATTATTGTTCTGGCTGAGGTTTCCAAATGGATAGTTGTAAGATGAACCGGAATCAACTGCCGCTGGTTGCCGATGAATACAGATTAGGGTTCTATTAATACCATCAGGAACGCTTGTAAGGTATCCATTAACTTTACTACAAGAAACACCAAAGACAGCCTGGTTTGGGTTGCCAATTCTAGTCAGTGTATTACCGTTACCTGTAAGGTCTGAGCTAAAATCACCACGCCATGCAGCAATACATCCATCTACTGCTGCGAATGGTACGTATTTAGCATCAAATGCTGGGTTTTCGTTAATAGAATCATCTGCTACTAGGATAGGCATAATTAAAGCTCCGACATCCAAATTTCTGCGTAGTCATCCATCGGGCGAAAAACACCGTCAGAATCCGTATATGACTCTCCAGGCAGGTCTCCGGAGCTGTCACAAATATTTCCTCTTGGCCCACTTAGCCGCCCATTTGTTTGTGCTCCCTCTGGTCGCCCCCATCCATATGTTAGTGTTTCGTCAGGATTTAGTGGCCTAGATAAAATAACTGAAATCCTATCATTTGCGGAAACAATAACCGAGTCAATAACATCCACAATATTTAGTGTATTTTTGTTTATTACATCAAAACCGTAGTTTACCGTTTCTGCGACCCAATCTGTTTTAATCCTGATTGGTAACGTAGGGACATTATAAGTTAATTCATGAATATTACCCTGAACAAACTCAGAAGTTATAGCTAACCAAGTTATACCGTTAACCCTTCCTTCCTCGTTATTCTTCAGCGCTCTAAACAATGACCGTTCAGCCAGCTTGCTACAGTATAAATACTCTTGTGGTGACATATGAACACCATCAACATACAAAGCAACATAGCCTGGGAATCCTATCTGCATCAATCCTTCATGTGATAACCTCCTGATAGCTAGAGCAATTTTCGGCTCTCTTCTCGCATATGCTTTATGAGTTGATATTTGATCTGCAATATAAATTTTATTATGTTCCTGACCAGTTATGTTTTTGTCATCGCTCCATTGATCATTCAGGTATGCCTTCATACCTGTATACCACTGATTAAACGAAGTGTTATCCCTGTAATCTGATTGCCCCTGGTCGAACATCACAGCTAATGTCGAGAACGTCTTACCTTCAGCGTTTGCTAACCTCTTTGCATTTGTTGTGTGATCTATGGTTTTTGCATATGCAGCCGTACCCTTGCTGATTTCTGATAGTTTCAGCCCTGGTGTTCCAGCAGAGGAACCGAAGAAAATAGTACCCAATCCAGATGCTGAAGAAGACCTATCATCAACAAGCCTTTTTGTTAATCCATTTGTAAATCCGCTTACATAACTTTCTGACTGAGGAAATTCAGAGCTTTCATTTTTAGTTGACTCAACCAATGGCACTATCGTGTCAGTATTTGTGGTATCGCTAAATATCGTTCCACTGAATGTAATATTCAGGTACGGTTGGACAGTAGATAGAACTCTCATGTGTTCCTGATCGGTAACGCCACACGATAAAGATTGCCCCTGTGCCTGTACACTCATAATACCAGAGAACTTTATTACATTAATCTTCCTTTCCGGAATGACACCTATTACTGGCATTCCTTCAGGATTAGAATATCCTGGTGAACATGCATATGGTCTGAAATACTTATCCGTAAAGATAAGTCCAGGTTCACCACCAAGATTAATAATGCGCAATCCAGACAAGAAGGAATCCCCATTGCTATTAACATAAAGTGGAATTTTACCGTTTTCGGATGCAATGCCGGCAATGATTTCCTTGCCCATTTCATCCTTCACTCCTTTTATGTTCTGAACGTTCCTTAGCTGGTTTGAAAGATAACTAACCTTATCGCCAAGCTCGCTAACAAATTCACTTGATGGATAGCTTTTGTCAGTTTTAGTCGCAACCCCATTAACGTTATGCCAGACATCAGCAATGTTATTTTTATCAGAAGACCATACAAAGTAATATGCACCGTTTGGAATTTCCCCTGAAGAAATAGCAGCGCTAGCCTCATCTTCCGTCCATGGGTGACCGAGTGGCGCTATATTTGCCAGCGCACCAGCCCACGTATATCGCTCAACTCCAAATCTATCGATATAGGTTTTAGAGTTTGAGTTTACGATTTGATCTATTTTTCCAGAGTTAAATTTTAAATCTTGTACTGCTTCGCTTGGAATGGGATTGTTTGTTGGTGTGGTAGCCATTTATTCAGTTACCTCGTAATTATACATTTCATCGTTGTATTCAGACATGGTTAACGAGGTAGTCCCGTCGCCATTCGGTTTCTTTTCTGTGATCGTCCACTTGGTGGCATCCATCTCCATTTGCGTGGCAATAACGTAGCGAGATGGCGACTGGACGTTGTAGCCGTCAAATATATTGAGGTTTATTGCTGGTACTGCAGCGGTAAAACCGAATGTCGTATCGCTGCGGGGATATGCCTGAACGCGCGCTGATGGGGTGCCATTCGCATCAGTGATGACGACAAACATATCCCCAGCCCATTGGATGCGTTCGCTTGTGTCAAAGTTGTTGCCGTTACGCGCAACGATATAGCCATCCTGTTGGTTCGTGTCGTAGATATCAGCCACCTGCACCATCTGCCCGACGTTCACCCATTCACCATCGGCAAGCGCGCGGATAGCCATCGTTTGGCGTGAATACAGCAGCCGGCGAACTTCTTTCAGCGCTCGATCCCGTGCCTGGAAAGAATTACGGATAAACAGCATGTCGAACTTCTTCGCCTTTACTGGCTCGCCCTCCTCTATCGAGTTGCCGACGATCCGGTAGCGGATGAATGCCTGTTTATTCGTGACCGGGTTTCTATACTTGACTTCTACCCCATCAAACCCGCCGGGTAGCGTCATGTCGTATGAAAGGCTGTAATCCTCCGCTTTCATGTTGGCGCGGTTGAATACTGTCGTTGCATTTGGCTTCCGTTCATCGCGTGTGAATGACAGAACCCCACCATCCCAAAACGCGGTTACCGTCGCCGCATCGCAGATCGTCTGAATTCGAGAACCCAGCGAGATGTCTTCGTCATCGAAGGTGTAATCGAAGTAGCCAAGGCGCGGATCAGGGAGCGATGCCGCGATAGAGTAAAGTTCGTAGATGTCGATGCTCGACTCTGGCTGACCGCCCATCTTTAGCCAGGTGTGCAATACCGCATCTGCAAACGAGCGTGACGGCCTTTCTGTGTAATCGACTGTCTGTGTGGCCAGGTTATAGCTGATGACTCGACGGGTGATTAGCGCGTTATATTTTCGCTCACGCGCGCTGGTAGCCCTCTCTGTCGCGGTGACTGTGACGGTTACCAGTGTGTCATTGGGGTAAGCAACGTTGGTGCGCGTCCTGACGACATGAATCGCTTCGACTTTCAGGATTGAGTGATCATTGCTCCCGTTCGTCCTCTTAAACTGAACGGCATACCGGCCATAGCCAGCAACAGGAGTGAATTTAAACGTGCCATACTTCGTGTCACTTAACCCAGAATAGTTATCAAGCCCTCTGTTGTGCGTCTCCGTCGTCCCCGGTATTTGCACATTGTCATCATCAACTTTCCAGAATGTGATATCGCAGTAGGCGTAATCTTTATCCCCTAATTGGGCCTGCAGATGTACCCACAATTGCTCGCCTGGAACAGGTGAAAATGACGGGCCGATGACTAAAGGTTCGTTGTCATTAATCGTGAATATTGACGTGTTAACCACTGCATCTGCGGGGATCTCACTGATATCCCTGCCGCTCAGATTTGAGAATGTGAAATTGTAGAAATACTGTGGATCTACCGGCACACCGTCGTCAGTTGTTGTTGCGCTTATCAGGTCGGCATACACAGTAATATTTCGTGTTACTGACCCTGACACTGTGTTGTAAGTGACGTTGACAACGAACGAAACCGAGTGGGGCTTGGGCAGGTCATAGAAGTAATCAAAGTCGCTATTTTGCTTAATTTTGACGAGTGCCTGCCCTGCTATGAACTCACCCGACACCATATCGGTGGTTGTCGTCGCTGTCTCAGCAGGGAAATCCCCGCTCTCGTTCGGCCCAGGAAGCTCCTGGCCGTCGATGTCGTCGAAAGCGAACCCCTCATTGATCAGCGGGATGTTCTCGCCTGGCTGGTAGATACGGTATGAGGCCCCAGCCAGCGCGCCAAGGTTAGATTCTGAATACCTTACTGACGTTACGTCATACCGGCCAAGCCCGAAGTTCATCCACTCTGTGACTTTCTTGATGTTGTTGTCGTACTCGAACAGCGACTCCTGAATCAGGTCAGGGTACGCGCGCACCTGGCCGTAG